GTGAATTTATCAAATGGAGAGAAGAAGAAAATAAAAGATTAGCTGATACTAAATGGATTAGAGACAGACAAGCAGAATACCCAAGTATCCCCGATCAACTAGATGAGATTTACCATAATGGCATTGACTCTTGGAAAGCCATTATCAAACAAACAAAGGATAAATACCCGAAAGGATAAGATATGGCAGACCTAAAAATTAAGCCTACAGCAGGGACAGGTAATAAAATAATTATTGAAACTCAGGATGGTACTGATGTAATCACAACTGGGAATCAAGATTTAAAGTTAGAAAATGTATCTACAGATTCTACAGGGGCAGGGTTGGGTGTTCAATGTGCTCAAACTTTTCAATTAACTTCTAATAAAGGTAATGTAACTACTGCATCGGATATAACTGCTGATATTTCAGAAATAAGTAACACCGCAACAGCTTCATATGGTTCATTGGTTAGTCAAAGTTCTGGTATATTTTCTTTTTCAAAAACAGGAATATATTGGATTTGGATGCATGGTAATACATCTTATGACAATGATGCTGAATACAATATACAAATGATAAAAACTACAGTAGATAATGGAACATATGTAATTGCACAAAAATCAGTAGTATCAAGACCATTAGAAACTGGATCAGAGGGTTATCAAAATATTGTAACACAATGTTTTTTTGATGTTACTAATACAACTAATTGTAAAGTGAAATTTACTGTTCAAGCTACTGTAAATACTAATTGGCTTGGTTCTGCATCTATGGACAGTCAACCATGCACTTTTCAATTTATTAGATTATCTGATACATAGGATTAACTCATGTATATAGGAAACGATTTAAGAGGTATGATATGAGCAGGGCACGAATATTGGCAGATTATGTGGCTGGAGGCACAACCGCAGCAGAATTTGATTACCTAGATGGAGTTACGTCCAATGTGCAGACTCAGTTAGATAACAAGCCTTCAAGAAACATAGTTTATAATGGAGGTATGCAAATATATCAACGTGGTGCGGTTACTGGGGCATCAAATGGAAGTTTTGCTTTAGACAGGTGGAGATTTTCGGAAGATGGTGATCCGGGCGTTGGTGATTTAACTCAAGATTCAGATGTCCCAAGTGGTCAAGGATTTAGTGCGTCATTGAAATTTGATGTAACAACTGCGGATGCTTCTTTAGCTGCTGCAGATGGCAATGCTATTCAACAAAAATTTGCAGGGGAAGATTTACAAAGATTTGCAAAAGGGGTATCTGGTGCAAAAGCAAGTACCTTATCTTTTTGGGTTAAATCTCCTAAAACTGGTGTTCATATAGTTTGGCTTTACGATAATGATAATAACAGGCAAATATCAAAATCTTATACTGTAGCAAGTGCAAATACATGGGAAAACCACTCTGTAACTTTTGCTGGAGATACTACTGGTGCGTTTGGGAATGATATAAACGAATCTGCACAATTATCTTTTGTTTTATCTGCTGGATCAAATTTTACTTCAGGCACATTAGCAACATCTTGGGCAAGTTATACTGCTGCAAACAGGGCAGTAGGACAAGTAAACTGTATGGATAATACTGCTAATAATTTTTACTTAACAGGAGTCCAATGGGAAGTAGGAGAAAATGCCACTCCCTATGAGCATAAATCATATGCAGAAGAGTTGGCGAGATGTAAGAGATATTATCAATCTTTTGGAGGAGATCACGAACACTACAGAGTTTGTGTAATGTTCTTCAGAACTACTACTGATTCGAGAGGAGTATTAGATTTGCCAGTGACAATGAGAACTGCCCCTACTATGACTGTTTCAGCAGCAGGAGATTTTATAATGGAGTGGTCAGGTACAGCACAGGATATTTCAGCAATGAGTGCTTATGCAAACTCTACAACCAGTATTGGATTAATTGGAACTACAGCAGGATCTTGGACTGCAGGTCAAGCAGGACATATTCATGCAGACGCTGAAACTGGAGCAAGGTTAAAATTTACTGCGGAGTTATAAATGAAAAAATATAAATTATTCAATATTTATGGAAAATTAGGCACTATCCTAATGCTTAATGAGGCGGGTGATGAATACACTACCTCTATCCCTATAAATGAATCCAATTCAGACTACCAAGAATATCTTAAATGGGTAGCAGAAGGTAATGAAGCTGACCCTGCAGATAAATAAATATCCGAAACCATGATCGAACTTTTCTTATGAGATGGGGTCTTTACATAATAATAATCTGGACATTTATATTTAATGGATGTTCACCAGTACCTCCATCCAGTCAGGGGTATTGGATTGATGATGGGCCTTATCGTGGGACACTAAGAGCAAATAGAGATTATTCAAGACCATATTGGCAATGCGTAAACAATACATTAGATTGCAATGAATGAAAAAGATTTTAATAGCAACATCATTATTAATTGGAACTTTAGCCTGGGCAGAACCTCATGGTCTTGATGTTATTGCTCAGACAAACAATCCACATCCATCTCATTCGGCTCATAAGGGTAGTACTACAGAAACAGTAGTAGATGATGTTTTAACAATAATTTTAGACCAGGGATTTGCAGGAGCATTAATATTAATTTTATTTGTTTGGACTTTTAGAACAGACAAAGCAAACCGGGCAAGTCAGAAGGAGAATTTTGATAAATTTGTTGAAATAAGTTCTGAGTGTTCAGGTCATATGGCAGCAGTTTCTGCAAGACTTGAAAATATTGAAAGAGAATTAGAGCAAGCAAAACAATTAGAAATGTTAACCGCCAGTAGGAAAGGATAATAAAATGCCAATTGCATTATTAGGATCAGTTGTTAGTGGAGTAGTCAAGACAATGTGTGTCTCTCTAATATCAGAGAAGCTACTCTTGATCGTTGTACAGAAGCTGCTTGCCCGATTGGTGGCAAGCTCAAAAAACACCTTAGATGATGAGCTATATGCAGCCTTTTGTAAGCAGCTTGAAGCAGATCAAGCAAAAAGTTAATAGCACCAAAAAGGTCCTATTTTTACCTTTCTCTCCAGGAGGAAGTTTTTTAAATATATTGTAGCAGGGATAACTATGTCTATTAACTGGGAAGTGATCAAGTTCTTCAATCGGGATGAATTAGAATGTAGATGCGGTTGCAGATCTCTTGAAAATGGTGAAGCTATAATCAACTTGGAACTGATTACTAAACTGGATGAACTCCGGGAGAGATGTGGATTCCCTCTTCCTGTGAATTCTGGCTTGAGATGTCTCCAGCATAATATTGACTCAGGAGGTCATCCCAGTTCGGCCCATTGTGATATTGATGGAGAAGGTTGTATGGCAGTAGATCTTGGGGTAAATCGAGCCAGAGGGAGGATAGTATTGCAGCAGGCATTGGAGATGGATTGTTGGACTGGAATTGGAATTAGTCAGCATTCAAAAACATCCAGATTCATACATTTGGATCTGAAGCCAAGAGGGATAGATAGTGCAACTGGGAAGTCTAATAAGGCCCTCTGGAGTTATAGTTAAATGGAGATTATTTTTGAACTGGAAGATGAAGATATTGAAGTTGAGTTTACTCCTGATTTTGATTGGATGCACAAAACCCATCCCGGTAGAAACAGATGTGATTTCTCCAAAGTTCAATGGCAACTACTCAACAGAAGTGGTACGACAACTATGGCAGATGTGCAGTATGAACTTCCAGATGAAACAACCGACTATGTCATCTATATTGAGACAGATGTTGTGTGATTGCTATACAGATACCATCAGGGCAGATTTTACTCCTGATGAAATAAAGGATAAGGAATCAATTAAAGCAAAAGGTTTGACAAATAGATTAGTTGAAGAATGCAATTTAAAAATACAACCACCACCTAAAGCAGATACCTGATGGGCAAATTAGTTAAATTCACACCACCACCTGGAGTTTGGAAGAATGGTACTGCATATGAAGCCAGAGGCAGATGGCATGACTGTAATTTAGTCAGGTGGAAAGATGGCAAGTTGCAACCTCTTGGTGGTTGGGAGGAAACAATTGGTGCATCTCTTTCTGGTGTTGGAAGGGCCATGATGACATGGAGGGACTACTCTGGTGACAGGTGGTTAGCAATTGGAACTAATAAAAAACTTTACATCTTCACCTCCCTTTCTGGAACTGCAGTTGATATTACTCCTGTAGGTTTTGCAGAAGGTGATGCAAATGCAAAAATAGGATTAGGATTTGGTGCAGGAGATTTTTCTGGTACTACAACAGTTGCAGAAGTAACAGGAACAGATTTTACTTTTACTGCACCAGCAACAATTACAAGTGCATCTGTTGTCCTTACTGATAATGTAACAAACACAAATGCTCCAGGTATTGGTCCTGCTCCTTTTGGTGTTGGAGATGAAATTGAGATCACAGGATCAAGTGCAGGGGCAAATAATAAGACATATCCAAATTCTCACAGGATAGTTTCATTCCCTACTACTAAATCTATGACAGTAGGTCCAAAAAATGGATCTGCTGCATATACTGGTTCAGATTCAGATAAACTGGTAACTGATTCAAGTACAGGAGAAACAATAAATATTAAAAGAACCAGAAGGTATGGTAATGAAAATGCAGAAACATCTTCTCTGGTATTAGAAGCATCATCATGGATATTTGACCTCTGGGGAGAAAAATTAGTAGGGATGAGTACTAGTGATGGTAAACTTTATCAATGGGACCCAAGTGCAACTAACCCCACATCAGTTAAGGCAACAGTTGTCCATGCAACTGCACCCACAAACAACTATGCAATGCTGGTGAGTAAAGAGAGACATATGTTTGCATTAGGTGCTGCAGGTAACAACAGACAGATTATGTGGTCCGATACAGATGATAATACAGACTGGACTGCAGCATCAGATAACCAGGCAGGTTCATTCTTTATTGACACCTCAGGTCAGGTTATGGCAGGCAAGACTGTTGGGGATAGAATCTTAATATGGACAACAACAGACCTCCATGCAATTGACTGGGTAGGACCTCCTTATGTATATGGCAGAAAAAAGGTTGGTGATGCTTGTGGAGCAATATCCAACAGGAGTATGGTTGCAGTTGGTGACATGGCATTTTGGATGTCTCCTGGAGGATTCTTCCAGTATCAGGGTTCTGTTCAACCACTTGAATGTGATGTGTCAGATTATGTATTTGGAAGTATGAATCGAGTTCAGGATTCCAAAATTTATGCATCAGTTAATCAGGAGTTTTTTGAAGTAACATGGTGGTATGCATCTGCAGACTCTGATGAAATATTAAAGTATGTAATGTTTAATTATAAGGAGAACTGGTGGGCAGTTGGTGAGCTCTGCAGAACAGCATGGGTTGATTCAGGGGTATTTGACGATCCAATTGCAATTGCAGATGATAACAAGATATATGTCCATGAACAAAAGGCATCATCTTCTAAACGAACAACACAACAGGTTGCATATACGAGTGCAGATGTTTCTGATCTTGATAGAAACCTGGTGACAGGTACAGACTCAACTTCAGATGTAGGATTATGTTTTGCAGAAACAGGGGGGATGGAAGTTGGAGATGCAGGAGATAATATAGCACATATCACTCAATTGATTACAGATAGCACCCAGGGAACAAATGGGCTAAGAATGAAATTTAAAACGAGCATGACTCCTACTGGGACTGAATCAGAATCTTCCAATTATGAAGTTGCAGATGATGGATATACAGATGTAAGGGAGACAGGCAGGCAGTTTAAGTTCCGGGTTGAATCTGGTTGGGACCAATCCTGGTCACTAGGGCAGATTAGAGCAGATATATCAACAGGAGGTAGGAGATGAAATTACCACCAATTACTAATGAATATAAGCCATCAACCCAGACTGAATTACAGACACAACTTGAAAGAGCAAATGACCAGAATTTAAAACTTGATCAGGATAATTTTATGGAAACAGGATCAATTGTTTTAAAAGCATATGATGGTTCAAAATGGTTTAGAATCAGAGTATCAAATACAGGAAATCTTTCAGCATCTGAATTAACAGGGGCACAACTGGACTCAGCAGGCAGACCAGTTATCGCATCTACGAACCCATACTACACAGCATAAAGGAGGACTAATGATACCCGGCATAAACATAGATAACTTTTTTAATAAACGCCCGGTAACTCAAACATCAGAAATGAGTACTGGAGCAAGACCAACTCTTGAGAATATTTCTGGAAGGTGGGAGAGTTTACTGGATGCAGGACCTTCTCAATATACAGGAGCAAATCCATATGGGGGTGATCCAAATGCATCTCTGCAACAACAGTCAGAAATGTTAAATAAGATGCAGTCTCAGTATGGTGCTCCAGGTGGTTATTTTGACCAGGCAGCACAGGGGTATCAGAACCTGGCTAAGTTTGATCCGGGACAAATGAAAGCAGGTTCATTCCTTCAAGGTCCAGACATGGCTCAGTATATGGACAGAATGGGCTACAACCCTGAACAGCAATTGGCATTGGCAGAGAAAAGGGCAACCAGGTTGGGTAATCTGGCAAATATTAAAAATACTGCAGGTGCCCAGAGAGTTAATGCAAGTGGTCCGGGGGCAGCAAGACAGAATGTGGTAGGACAGGAAATGGCAGCAAATATAGGATTGGGTCTTGAGCAGGAACTGGCAAGCAGAGACAGGCAAGCGAGAATGGATGCAACCCAGGCAATGCAGACTGATATCAATAGATTATCTGAAGCTGATAAATTTAATATTGGGAACAAGTATGCAACTGCAGGTATCCAGAGTGGTGCATATGGCAACCTGATGGGAACTATTAATCCAAGAATGAGTCTTGCCAGCAGGTTTGGAGATCAGGGTAGGTATGCTGATTCTAAGGACATTCAGGCTAAACAGTTTGACTACCAGGATTTCCTGAGGCGAGAGAATTTTACTCCAAATATGCTCAGTCAATGGGGTCAAATGGCAAGTTCACCAAATTGGGGTTCAACTTCAACAGTACATGGAGAAGGTAAATCACCATTTGATCAGGCACTTGGACTTGGTATGGCAGGTCTTGGAATGTATGGAATGGGTGTAGATTCTGGACTTTGGGGATAAGGAGACAATATGAATAGGAATCCACAATATGATTACATTGCACAACTGCATGGCAGAGATGCTGCTGAACAATGGTTGCAAAAGAAAAAATTAGAAGAGGCTCGCAACCAGAATATTATTAATCAGTATGGACCTCAACAGTTAACTCCTGATCAGATGGTCAGGGTTGTTCAGAAATCAATGGGTGATATTCCAGGAGGACTACTTTCTGAAGAAGGTCCGGGTCAAATGCCATCACCATCACCCCTGGAAGGTGCTTATGTTAATAAGATCCCAAGTCAACAGGATATGTGGAGTAAACAAGCTCATAGTATGTCCCCAGATTATCTTGCTCAAGATAGTATGTCTGAAGAACTACCACCTCATCATGCAATACATGGAGGGGGTTATTCACTAGGCAAAGCTTCAGGTAGTATAAATTCTATGGCAGAACCAAATTACCCTAGATTCCCTGCTGCAAATCAGATGGGGATAGCTGAAGGATATGATCATCAGAGAATAAATCCCCCAGCATCATTAGCAGGGGGTATGGGTCCAGGGCAAGGTTTATTAGCAGAGGTTCCAGATAATGAAGAAACTGGGTGGTATAGAGATGATAGACTTAACCCGGATAAGAGGAGAAAACTTAAACCAGAGTGGTGGAGGATAATTAATCAGGGTATGAATATATATGGAGGTTAGATGTCATTACTAGGTTATCCCGAATGGGCATTAGATAAGGAAGGTAATCCGAAACCATATGTTACTGGACCATCCCCAGTATCTCAGGGGTTATTGACTGCAGGTCTTAGTTTGCTTGCAGATGATTCTGTCAGTCCCTGGGTTGGAGGAGGGGGTATTGATCTTTCAGGTTTAGGGAGAGCAGGACTTGCCGGGATGCAACAGTATGGACAAGCTACTCAGAACCTTCAGGGTTCCAGGAAGGATTATTTTGATGCATTATCAGATAGGGAAAGACAGATAAGAGAAAACCAGAAATTTAAACAGGAACAGAAATTAGTACTTCAGGCAGAACAGGATAAGCAGAGAATGATTGATAACTTCCCTGCAGTTCTAGAGTCTATTAATAATACTGGTATTCCAGAGTTCCAAAAGACTATCCCTATGCTCCAGAACATGTTTGCTGCAGATCCTAATAAAGGAGCAACTGCAGCCATGAATATTATTTCCCAGATTAAAACAAAACCGGGAGAAGTTAAAACAATACCAATACTGGATGGTAAAGGCAACCCTACTGGGCATTCATATCTTACTCAGGATGGACAATATAAGACTACAATTAAAACTGCACCTGATAGTACAGGTGATCTTAAACTTGACTCCAAAACTCTGGATGGAATTTTATTTAAGGCAACTCAACCCGGCAGCCAGGTAACTCCTAAGAACTACAGAAAATATTACAAGATGAGGCAACAGCATGAGACTGTTAAGGGAGTGGTTAAGGATGGAGATAAAGAGAAGATGGGTATGTTTGCAGGACCTCTGGAAGGTATGCCAACACCCTGGGAATATGGTAAGTCAAGAAATATAAGTGAAGAACAAATGACTAAATGGGGTTGGAAAGAAGATCCAACAATTGAACAATGGATGTCACAGGGGGAAAAATTACCTGGGTCTGAAACTGTAAAATCTGGGTATAAGTTTGGTCAGATAATTCAATCAGAAGATGATATAAGAGCATTAGCAAAACAGTATCCAGACTTTGATCACACAAAAACAGAAAAACCATCTGCAGATGATTGGTTACAATACATGATAAGGGGACTACCTGCTAACCCATTCACAGGTGCTGCAAGATCTGCAGAACAAATCTATATGGGTGGTGCCCAGGGATTTGCATATCTCTTTTCCGGGGCAACTGTAAGGGCAGAAGAATTAACTCAGTTCAGGGTAATAATGTATCCTGTTCCCGGAGATAGTGCATTTGATGTAGAGAGAAAAGCAAGAAGGAGACAGAGAATAATGGATCTTTATAATTCTGCAGCACCAGAGAGTTTAAAACAGGCTTTTAATGAAGTGAAAGAAGCTGCAGTTCAAGAGTCAGGAAAAGATTTAAAATTAAAGTTGAACAGGAATAAAAAAGTTACAAAAAAAGAAGAAGTTCAAGATAATCTTACTTGGGATTAGTAATGAAGAATAGCACTATATTAAGGAACTATAATTTATTAAAAGACTCTGGGCATACTGAAGAAGAGATCATCCAGATATTTAAGGATAAGGGTGTAGACCTCCAGGGGATGAGAGAAACAGGAACCCTGATACCTCCATCTGAAATGAAGGAGTTTTCTCCTACAGTAGATGTCCCTTTTGTAGGAGAACTTAGTAAAGAAGATTGGGAGAATAGGGAAAAAGCCCAGGATAAATTTACTGATTATCTTGTGGATGTCTTTAGGGAATATGGACAGGGAATCTCATTTAATAGTGCTGATGAATTAGAAGCATGGTTAAGATCAAATACTGGTGGAGATACATTTGAAAAAGAATTAAAGACTGTACAGGGTAAGATAAAGAAATTTAGGGAGTCTCCAGAAAATAAGGACCTTAATGTTATGGGTATGAGTCCATCAACTGCATCACAGGTTGCAGGAGGTCTCACAATACCATTCAGTTTAACTGCAAAATTACTGACTAAGTTACCTGCAATTGCACCAGTAGCAGGAGAATGGGTAAAGAATTTATTCAAGAGAGGATTAGCTGGAGGAATAACTGGAGGAATAGAAGGATACCTGTATGGAGTTGGAGAATCTGAGGGTAACATACATGACAGGTTAAAATCAGATAAAGCAATTGATTATGCAAAAACTGGTGTAGTGGTAGGAGCTCCTTTAGGTTCAGCAGGAGGTGTTGCAGATTATGGAGTAAACAAACTTTTAAGTAAGGGAGTAGATGGTAACAGGAAATCCCTGCAATCTGTTATTAGTGCCACCAAGATGGACAACATGGAACTTAGTGAGTTTGATGAGTTGCTGGATGAAATTATCAAAAGGGGTGATACAGAAATTTCAGATATAATGACTATTGCAGATCTTGCAAAACCTGGGGGGATGGTACAGAGAGCAGCAGAAGTAAGTACCCTGGCATCACCATCAGTTATGGCAGATGCAACTGAGACACTAACAAAAAGAGCAGAAAAATTCCCAGGGATTGCAAGAGGACTGATCAAGAAGAATTTAGCCAGGAGAGTTCCTGATCCAAAAGCATTTAAAGAAAGAATATCAAGATTTGCTAAAGTTATTGCCCAACCATTTTATGATATTGCAGACCCTAAATTTGTTGACCTTCCACAAGTTGCAACAGAGATTAACAGACTCCTGCAACAGAAAGATGATGTAGGAGATATGGTCAGGAATGCCTGGAAGAAAATGAGATTTAAAATGCCTCAGTTGGTTAAAAAGAAAATGTCAAAAGGGATTGATGCAGGTGAGGGAAGAGGTCCCTGGGGTACTGATGTTCCTTTATCATTACCGGGTGAAAAAGCAGGAGGTCCTGTACCTATTATGCAGTATGACCTTTTCAAGAGATATCTTGACCAGGAAATCCAAAAAATGACTAAGACTATTAAAGGTGATACCCTGGCAAAACTGGATGAGGGTGAATTGATGAATCTAAGGAATTTAATAAATAAAGAATTAAAAGCACAATCACCTGAATATACAAAAGCTGTTGGTATCTGGGAGAATGCACACAAAAATTCAAAAGCATTTGATCTTGGAATGAATCACCATAAGGATACAAAAGTTGCAAGTGATATGGTGAGAAGGGCCATGAATGGGTTTACTGATTCCCAGAAGCAAGCATATCGAATGGGATATGCATATGGCATGTATAATAAGGTTCAAAATACAAACCTGTCAATGGCAAATGAGTCCAAGATATTGAGGTTATTTTCTGAAGAAGAACCAGAGAAGCTGAGATATCTATTCAAGACTCCAGAGGTTGCTTTTGACTTTATCAAGAAGATTAAAACAATTGGTGATATGGATTATTTAAACAAGCAAATCTTGAAAGGATCACCAACATTCCAGAGACAGCAGATTGAAAAACTCATTCGGGGTGAAGCATCTCCATTAACTAAGACTATTGATACAATCCAGTCACTAAGAGGAGCACCAAGATTGGCAGGAGATGTATCATCTGCATTAGAGGATCAGGCAGTAAAAAGCCAGATGCAGGGCATGGGTGGAACACTCACAGCACCCGGTACAGAAAATATGAGAAGGGGATTAAGGGATTTAAAAGCAGAAGAAAAAAGGTGGGCTAATCAACGTGCAGGAGAGAGACAGGCTCCGGCATTACTACCAACCATGCTCTCTCCAGGTTATAGGGATTGGGATACTCCACCCAAAATCTATGACTATGCAAGTGATCTGACAAGATCATTACTGTTCTAGTTTAAGACTCTAAGTCCCTTCCAGGTAGGACCATCCCATTCCCACCCTTTTGATCTTCTAGGGGGGTCATCATTTTCAAGTGAAGAGTAGTCATACTTCATCTCTTCCTTCATTCTTTTACCCCACTCTCTTATCTGTTCATTAGTCACTTTTTGGAATGTGTTACCATTCTGCACTATCTCACAGGTAGGGCATGTTCCATTGACTACAGGACACCCTGTAACTCTCTTACAGACAACTTTATACTCTGTTGCATGTAGTTGCACCTGAAACAATAATGGTGCGATACAGAGTGATATGAAGGTGATTATGTGTTTCATACTGCCTCCTTTGGTTCTACCCCCTGCACTTCTGATTCACAGTTAGCACAAGGTTCAGTTATTGAAATTTCCTGACAACCAAACCACCCCTGGTAGTCAACACCTTCTCTTAAACAATAATCCTGGTTGCAGAAGTCAGAACAAAAAATAATCTGATCGACTACATCACCATGACTATCTTCAACTAAATGTAAATGTGCCATTATGCCTCCTTACAAATTCCTTCTTCAATTAATTGTTTAGCACATCTCCCAAACCATCCCTGTAGTGACCAGGCAAGTCCAGTATCAATTAGATGCTGCCATGCTTCATTTAACTGTTCTTCACTTTGTGCTTCTATTACTCCTTCAGCAATCATTGCTGCTTCAAAATCTGTCATGTTCTCTCCTTTTTTGATTAACGATTACCTGAATAATTAAGATCTTCATCCTGATACATCTGATGCTGTCTCAGGTCTTTTTGTCTTAACCTTCCTTCTTCTTCTTCTAAGACTTCCTGAAATGATTGTGTGGGTATCTCCTTTTCTTTTGCAGTTAAATATTGTTTTGCTCCTCCAACTGAAAATCTAATGCCATCAATTGTAATTACTTTCTGAGGAACTGAAGTTGAGCCAAGAGGAGAATGTCTCCTGTAATGACCTCTGGAATTTTCTATAATTTCAGCTTTTAGACATAATTCTTTTGCTCTGGCTAAAAGTTTTTCAGTTGCTTTTGGTGATTTGTTTTTCATGTTCTCTCCTTACCATTGTTTATCGTTATTATTATCTTTAGTTATTTTTTCAAATATTGCTCTTTTTACCCATTGAGTAATAGGTGGTCTGCCATGACCTTTTTCTTCAATACGATTTAATTCAGCAACAACCGCATCATGTGTTTCCTGTTCAATAGGTATGTTTTTTCTCCAACTCATATTTACTCTCCTTTCTTAATTTTTATGTAATCATCAATTATATCTTGGGCAGAATTCCAACTTGAGATTTTGTCTCCAATTACATCAGTAAACCAATCATGTTCTGGACTTAAAAAACTACGAACACTATCCTGTATTATTTTAAGGAATTCTGGTGTCCCTCTTTTGCAATCAAACATATCTTCATACTCACAAAAAGATGCATGATCCTTATCAAAATAAAGCAAAAAATTCATGCATGAATCTTCTGTATCCAGAATGTTATAAAAATTAGTTTCAATTGAATTAGGCATTGCAGTTAAAAGATTTGACTCCAATCTGTGAATCTCTGAAAGAATATCATTAGCTTCAGAGTGTTGAAAATTGTTATTGTATGTTCCTTCCAATTCAATAGGATCTCCATTCTCATCATCAAAACCTATTAGAATTTGTTCATCAAGAGTATCAAGACCTGCATCATTGTCAGTAATAATCATTGCAATGCCAGAATCATAATCTTTTCTCATGGCTATACAACCACCACCAGTTCCCCAACCACTAAAAGCATGTTCTTCCAGCAGGTCAAGAATATTCTGACTGGCTAATGTTCTTTCTGGGAATGCTTTGTTTCCTGCTAATACTTTCATGTTCTCTCCTTTTCTCTCCTTTAAATTAATAATCATACTAAGGTTATTCTTAGTATGCATATATATTCACACATATTCACAATGTTGTCAAGTGTTATTTTCACTTTTTTTTAATTATTTTTGTTCTGACATTATATCAGTAACTTACAGGGGAAGTTTTTTTGTAGTTTTACACATAAAAAATAAACTTTTATTTTTTTTAATCTGGTTCACAATTTGCTTGACCTATCTGCAAAAAGAATTTAAGGTATTATTTGCCTATCAACTAGGTAACTAAATTACTTTTTTCTATGGAGGGAAAAAATGAGTACCACAAGATCAGCTATTCCAGGTTGGCTAAAGTCACCTGATGCTGCCCAGTATTTAGGAATGACTGAAAGTCAATTCCGCAAAATTCATTCTAAAATTAAATCAATTCAGCTTCACAAAAATGGTCCCAGATTTTTCCGGGAAGAGGATGTGGAGTTATTCAAAGTTTCTGGGGATGGACCCCGGAAATTGAACTGATCTGGAGGGTCAGTATTAATAAGGCACATGGATGTGCCCTTTCCATTGATGGAGAAAAATATGAGTACACCAATTGAGATCTCTGGAGTAATTGAAGAGATATTTCCAGAACAAGTCATTTCTGACAGGTTCAAAAAAAGGGAGTTCATACTCCTTCATGCCCCTAACCCTGATTACCCTGAACATATTAAAGTTGAGCTCGTACAGGATAAGTGTGACCTGCTTGATAAATATAAGAAGGGTCAGGAAGTGGATCTCTCTCTGAACCTGAAAGGGAGAAAGAGTGAGAACAATGGCAACTACTACAACACCATTCAATGCTGGAGAATAATGCCATCTGGTGGTGGTAGTGGTAATGATGATGATGAAGATAATATCTTCTGACTTAATTAGTCCTGCCCTGTTTTTTAAACAGAAGTTTGGTAAGTTGACTTCTGGGCTTCTGGGTGTGTGTTCGCAGGGCAGGATTAATTTTACATTTATATGGAGAGATAATTATGCTGCATTACATTGATGAAGAAACTCCGGGAAAAGAGTTGGGGAACCTGATCCAGGGTATGCCTTTTAAGGAATACCTGACCCTGGAGAAATACATCCATTCAAGTGATATCAAGAAACTTGACCAGAGTATAAGTCACTTACTCAATAAGGAGGAATTTGAAGAGACTCCTGCACTTAAATTAGGGACACTTGCTCATTTTATTGTTACTCCCGGATCTGAGGTTGCAAATTTTGATGCAACATATATGGTCATGCCAAAAGTGGACAGGAGGACAAAACAGGGTAGGCAGTTACATGATGACTGTGAGGCAAAAGCAAAAGCAGATGGGAAGATATTAATAACCCAGGAGGATTATACAAAGGTAATTAAGTGGAGGGATAACATATTTAATGACCCTATGACTGAGAATGTTTTTAAGAAATCTAAGGGTGTAAATGAGATATCAGGTTTTTTTAATCATCCTGAAATTTCAGGTATTAGGGGTGCAATTAGGGTGGACAAACTATTGGAAGATAAAAAGATAGCAATTGATTTTAAAACTGCTGTTTCTGCACATCCTGTTGCATTTAAATATGCAATAAAAAAGTTCCGTTATGACATACAGGCTGCATGGTATATTGATGGTCTTAAAGCCCTGACTGGTGATGACTATGACTTCCTGTTTGTAGTACTGGAAAAGAGTTCACCATATCTTGTACAGGTGTACAGATTGAGTGAGAAAGATATCAATAGTGCAAGAGATGATATCTATAATTTACTGGAGAATTACAAAACATATGTAAGGGCACCAGAGGCTAAAAAAAAGACTATGACTGGATACTTTTCAGGCATAAAAACTATTTCATTAACTGACTATTAGGAGAGAACATGGAAGATACTAATTTTATCACATCTAAGACATGCACTAAAGTATTTAAAAAGATGCATTTAGTTAAAAAAGAACTGGGTAGTACTGTTACACCTGAGGGTAAAAATCCTCATTATGGTAATGACTACATTCAGTTAGATACACTTACTAAAAAAATAGATAAGGAGACAAAAAAGATTGGTTTACTTATATCACATTTTCCAACAGGAAGGGGTTTAGTTACCCTGGTTGTTGATACTGAGTCAGGTGAATTTATCCAGAACAGTTATGAGTTGGTGCTGGAGAGAGAAACTGCCCAGGGAGTTGGTAGTTCTCTTACATATGCCAAGAGGCAGGTACTGCAGAGTATGTTCAATCTATCAGCAGGAGAAGATGAAGATGATGATGGAGAAGCTGCAGAAGTAAGGACTCCACCTAAGGAAAAGAAGGGGAAAAAGTTATCTGAGTCTGAAAAGATAAAAGCCAAGATCCAGGAAATAAATGAACTGGAAGAACTGAAACTATATTTTGGGACAATGCCTGTCACTTATCAGAATAATGATAAAATTATTGAACTGTTTAAGGCAAAAAAGGCAGAAATTAAGATGCAGGCAAACTGACCTCCTCCTATGCGTGTATTATCTATAGATATATATATATAGATATAACTTATCTTTAACTATAAATAAAAGAAAAATTAAAAAAAGAAAAAATACTATGACTAAAAAAATCAAACCAGAAATACCTGAAGCAACAGACATACTTTCATTAGCCATTGTTCCAGAAGAACTGAAGGTTATAAATGGCTTTAATGAGGTATGGGCAGAGTGGGTGGAATATAAGCAGGAGGAGTGCTGTGACCTCAAAGGTAATATGAAGCCCTGGAAGAGCATAAAAGCATCAGAGAGATGGTTGACCCAGATTCGCAACCAGTATGTTAACAACAACAGGGATGTGGTGCATGTGATTGCCCAGTCAATGCTCAATGAATGGGTTGGTATCAGGTTCGATTTAATCTCAGACAGGCAGAACCAGTTAATGCCTAAAAGTCGTGACCAAGTATCTGCACTTGATGCTGAATGGTCCAGGATTAACAATCCTAATCAACTCAACTAGGAGGTGCATGGGTTATCGTTTAAGGCCATATAATCAGGGTGAAATAGAGCTCATAGAGAGTCTCATTAAGGAGGGTGAGGCAAGATATGGAAAGTCTGAGGCACAAGGTCACCTGGTACAGGATTATGTCCAGAGGGAGATGATTGGAAGGGGTCTCAGGGTTAAAATAAATCCCAGGGATTCCAAACTGCCTATTGCCAAGAGAGTTACATGCAACGGAGAGCAACCAGATGTCATTCTTAACTGAGTTTTGTACAAGATTTGTGAATTTTGTGGGCAGGAGTATGTCCCTGATGAATCAAATAAAAAAACCCAGAAGTATTGTAGCATGTCCTGCAAGCACAAGATGGCTTATAAGAAGCAAAAGGCATCAGGTAATGTCAGGAGCAGGAAAGGTGGTTACCCCAGAGCTATTTATATCCAGCTATGGATGGAAGCAAGATTGTCTGATAATACTGCACCATGTCACTACTGCCAGAAGAGACTGAAGCCAGAGAGGGATTCATTTGTTTTGGATCACAAGATCCCGGTATCAGCATTATCGACCAGGGAAGAGGTCATGGACCCTACCAATTTAGTGGTTTGTTGCCGGGAGTGTAATGTTCAAAAATCCAACAAATTCACTTATGAGGAATTTAAAAAAATGAAGGAGGAGACTCATGGATGAGACTAAATATGCAGTTTTATTAAAAGCCCTGAAAGCATGTGAGAAGAACTATCACAGTCATGTCAGGGAGTTCGGGAAACTTGATAAAACAGATATTGCATTCTGGGCACAATCACTTGCTGATATGCCTGCCCAGAGGATTGAAAGATCATTTCAGGAGCATATTAAGACCAATGCTTTTTTTCCAACTGTGAAGGATATCAGAGAAGGGACTCCAGAGAATCCCAGGAGGAAAGCATGTGAAGATCCTGTTTATATGAAAAGACTTGGTGAGGAACATCATAAGATGCTTTCAGGACCTGAATCTCAGAAGGTGCCAATGCCTGATAAGGTGAAGGAAATTTTCAAGAAACTGCAGAGGGATGTCAGGGAAAGAAATGCTAACGCTTAATCTCCCATTCCCGGTATCAACTAATCAGTACTGGATGATTGCAGGCCGGAAGTTGATAAAGACAAAAAGGGCAAGAGCATATATTCATGAGGTTGCAGTCTACTGGATGGATGCAAAGGCAAAAGGAGCACAGGCATTTGGGGAGGATCAAACACTTGCAATGGCAATAGCAATTCACTACCCGGTCAGGAAAGGGCCTGACTGTGATGTTGATAACCTTTTGAAGGTACTGATTGATGCAATGGAGACTGCAGGTATTTACCAGAATGATAACCAGATCAGACATATCCAGATCTCCAGGGAAGAGGCAAAAGATAAGACAATTGGAGGGGTCAGGGTGTGTATCAAATCATGTCCAAACGAGATGGTTCTGCATGATGGAACCTTCATAGTGGATGAGGTGCATGGATGACACATCTGGATTTATTTTCAGGAATAGGTGGATTTGCACTTGCAGCAAGATGGGCAGGAATTGAGACTGTCCAGTTTGTTGAGAATGAAGAATTTGCACAGAAAGTATTAACCAAGAATTTTCCAGGAGTACCAATACATGACGACATCAAAACGTATAGAGCAAATGGAATTGTTTCCCCATTCCTACTTACCGGGGGATATCCCTGCCAGCCATTCAGTCAAGCCGGGAGGCGTAGAGGCCAGAATGATGACCGGCACCTCTGGCCGGAAATGTTTAGAGTCATTCAAGAATGCAGGCCCAATTGGGTACTTGCGGAGAATGTTACTGGACACATTAAACTGGGGCTCCAGGAGGTGCTTGCTGACCTGGAAGGTGAAGGATATCAGTCCCAGGTTTTCCATATTGGAGCTCTGGCCAAAGATGCTCCCCATAGAAGAATGCGGGTCTGGATTGTGGCTCACTCCCAGTACAGTTCAGATAGAACCAAAAGAGGGGAGGAGAGAGAAGAGGAAAGCATACAGGGAGTCAATAGGCAGGAAGGATTATCCGGGTTGCCTGGCGGAACAGGTAGCGACTCCAGAGATGTGGCCTACTCCAACTCAGGACTCAGCAACCGAAAGGGAGAAGAAATATGCACAGGGAGGAACTCCCCTGACAATGGCAGTAAAAATGTGGCCAACTCCGAATGCAAGAGATTGGAAGGATTCCGGGGAGAATGTGAACTGGGAGAAAGTGGCGAAAAAAGGCAAGTTGGCAGGAGTGGTGATGTGGCCGACTCCAGTATCTTCAGAAGCAAGACAGGGATTCCAGGATCGCAGCAGGGGGAAGAAGGGTTCACAGGAATCATTAACAACAGTTGTAGTGAAACAGGAGGGGGGGAGAGATGCAGTACAGGGGTCACTCAACCCGGACTGGGTGGAACATTATCTGATGGGATATCCACTTGGATGGACGAACCTGACATCCCAAGAGTCGGAGTGAAAATACCTGATAGGGCAAAAAGATTAAAGGCCATTGGAAATGCCATAGTGCCTCAGGTGGCCTATGAAATAATCAGGCATATGAAAGAGGTGACATGACAATAGGAATGTTCATAGGCATATACCTGTTTGGGGTATTCACAGGAATTGTAATAGTGGTTATTGCAATCATGGTATATATCAATCCTGGAGGATCAATTGAGGTCAGGTGTGAGGAGGATAAATGAGTGG